CTCAACAAGAAAGAGGTCAAGCGGCAGGCTGATTCGGCTTCGCGCATGCCTTCTCAAGAGGCTGCCTATAGAAACCTGGTATTAAACCAGCGCATATCCAGAAACACGCCTTTTGTGTCTCAAAGGGTGTGGAAAGAGAACGGGCTTTGTCTCAGGCCAGAAGATTTTGAGGGGCCGGTTACGATTGGCCTCGACCTGTCAGACCGTCACGACCTTACAGCGATGATTGCAGTGGGGCGCGGTACTGATGGCTCCATATCAGTTAAAAGCAATTTCTACCTTCCAGCAGACGGGATTGCAGAGAAATCTATACAGGATCGTGTTCCTTATGATTTGTGGGCGAATGACGGGCATTTAACCCTGACCCCAGGCAAGTCGATTGAATTTGATTTTGTGGCAAAGACGCTGGCTGATTGGGCCGAGTCTACCGACATCACCGTTTATTTTGACCGATGGGGTATGAAGCTATTAAAGCCAAGCCTGCTCGACGTGGGTTTCGATGAACAATGGATAGCGGATCACTTTGTCGAACACGGTCAAGGCTATAAAGATATGTCCCCCGCGTTAAAAACGCTTGAAATTGAACTATTAAACGGTCGGATTCGCCACGGCATGCACCCGGTTCTTACGTGGAATGCGGCAAACGCTGTTGAGGTGAAAGACCCGGCAGGCAACAAGAAGCTGGACAAGGTGAAATCAACAGGGCGCATTGATGGCATGGTCGCGCTGGCAATGGCTGTCGGTGGTGCTGCTGTCCATGAGCAATCAGGCTCACTCGACGACTTCCTGGGAAGCTACGCATACAAATGAATCTATTTAATCCTATATTGCGCCTGTTCGGGATTGGCTCCCTGTCGAATCCGGACAAAGGCTATCAAGTCGGGGCTGTCCAGAAAACGTCAACGGCATCTGGTATTGCTGTAAGCGATGAACGGGCGCTTAAAATCTCCGGCGTGTGGGCTTGCACCCAATTGATTTCAAACTCTGCGGCAGGTATGCCGCTGCTGGTATTCAGAGAGACAGAAAACGGCAGAGAACCACTGAAATCCAGGCATTTTCTGACGGATTTGCTGCATAAACGCCCGAATAACTGGATGAAACCGAGGGATTTTCGGCTTGCAATGACCGCACAAATGGCGCTCTGGAATAATGCCTATGCGGAGATTGTATATTCAGGGGAGAGGCCGGTTGCGCTAATCCCACTTAGACCGGGAAGGATGACCCCATTCATCACTAATGATGGTGAGCTGACGTATCACTACAGCGTTGATTCCGGTATTAAGGTGTATTCGCAGCGGTCTATCTTCCACTTAAAGGGCTTCGGCACTGATGGGATTGTCGGCGCTGAAAGAAACAACTATGCGCGGGAATCCTATGGCTTATCTGTTGCGGCAGAAACCTACGCGGCAAAACAGTTCGCCAGCGGTCGTCCCGGCGGGGTTATCAATTTCGACAAGTTTTTGACGGTAGAGCAGCGGGAGCAAGCAAGGCAGCTTTATCGTGGAATATCAGAAGGCCCGATCAACTCCAATGAGCTATGGGTATTGGAAGGCGGGTCTACTTATAACCCGATTGACTACAACCCTGACCAAATGCAGATGATTGCGACACGGGCGCACCAGCTTTCTGATGTGGCGCGTTATTTCAACATGCCAGATGTGCTTATCGGCGCAGGCGCTAACGGTAACTCCGCATGGCCTGCCTCTTTTGAGCAACAGATGCTGATGTTCCTCACCCACACGATCCAGCCATATCTGGACGAATGGGAATCTGCTATTCGTTACGCGCTCATTCCGTTTGGGTCGGACATTAACGTAGATCACGATCCCTCGCCTTTGGTCAAAATGGATTCTCAGGCGAAGGCTTCATTCCTCTCAACGCTTGTTCAGAACGGGTTGATGACCAGAAATGAGGCAAGGGAAACACTGAACTTAAAAGAGGTTGACGGGGGCGACGACTTAACTGTTCAAGTCAATCTGACGACATTAAACAACATGGAGAGCACTCCAAATGCTGCACCAGAAAGCGACACCAGCCAGCCTTTGTAATCTTAAATTTGAAGGTTCTGAGGCTAATCTATTCAAGTTTTCCGGCTACCTGACGGTGTGGGATTCTAACGACAAAGTGAACGACACAATCAGAAAGGGTGCATTTGCTAATGCAGAGGGTGTTCGTTACCCCTTGTTCGTGAATCACCAGCATAGCGATATTCCTGTCGGCTCATTCAGTGGCAAGGAAGATGATTATGGGTTCTTTATTGAGGCCGAGATTAACAAGGATCATCACCACGGCAAGTCAACCTATACCGCTTTGAAGCGTGGGGACATCAAAGGGCTGTCTCAGGGCTTTACCATGCAGGAAGGCGACTATACCGAGAAGGCAGAGGGCGGCAAGGATATAACGTCACTTACGCTTATGGAGGGGTCTATCGTTACCTTCCCGTGTGAAGCGAAAGCGGGAATTACCGCTGTGAAATCAGACATTGAACAGATGACCAATTTAAAAGACTGCGAAAACTACCTGCGAGACGCTTGTGGTTTGAGTCGGTCGGTGGCGACCGCACTGGTGAGCCACGTCAAGTCATGTGCTGTGCGTGATGCTCAGTCTGATAATGACGAAACAAACCAGAGCATTATTGATTCCATTAACCAACTCAAACGGCTTTTATAGCCAACACACAACCATCGCATAACCCGCCTTTTGGCGGGTTTTTTCGTTATGAGGATTTAAAAATGACTACTGAAAACAAAGCAATTGATAACGGTGAAATCGTTGTCGCAATCAAGAGCCTGGAATCCGATCTGCTCAAGAAGTTTGACGGGTACGAGGCTGCTGTTAAAGAAGCCGACACACAGATCAAGTCTATCGGTGAAGTAACCAAAGAAACTCAGTCAAAACTGGATGCTATGAAGGGGGAATACGATGCTGTTTATGATCGCATTCAAACCTTAGAGCAAAAGGGCGCGGCTAAGTCTGAATCCGAAGCCGCTTACAACCTGGGCGCTGAGTTCGAGAAGTCGCAAGCGTATCTCGATCTGAAAGAAGGCCGCTCCGGTCGTGCAAGGATGGAAGTTAAAACCGCCATCATCAACGCCACTGGACAAAACCAGCCTTTGGTTCCGTCTGATCGGCTTGGCGGCATTATGACCACCCCGAATCGCATGATGACGATTCGTGATGTGCTGCCATCCAGCGCGACTAACTCCAACCTGGTGGAGTTCACCCGCGAGTCGTCTTTCACCAATAATGCTGGCCCTACTGTTGCAGGTTCTCCGGAAGCATACGAGAACGTGACAAAGCCAGAATCAGCCATGACTTTCAGTTTGGTCAATGTGCCGGTTGTTACCCTGGCGCACTTTATCCCGGCGTCAAAACAGGTTCTGGACGATTCCGCAAGTCTGCAAAGCCATATCAATGGTCGGCTGATGTATGGACTGAAACTGAAAGAGGAAACGCAACTGCTTTCAGGAACAGGTTCCAATCACCAGCTAAACGGGTTGATCACTCAGGCGACAGCCTACGTCAATTCCAGTTCGCCCAACTATACCAATGAAATCGACATCATCCGTGATGCGATCCGTCAGGCGCATGTTGCAGAATATCGCCCTGACTTCCTGGTATTGAATCCGCTGGACTGGATGTCTATCGAGATTCGCCATGTATCCACTAGCGATGATCGTTATGTAGTAGGCAACCCCGGTTCTCTGATGGGGCCGACATTGTGGGGCCTGCCAGTCGTTGTCACCAACAGCATTACAGCTGGTACTTTCCTGCTCGGCTCCTCAATGGCTGCTGAGATTAAAGACCGTCAGCAAGCGGCTGTTGAAATGTCACTTGAGGATAGCACCAACTTCCAGAAAAACATGGTGACTATCCGCGCAGAAGAACGTCTCGCGTTGTGTGTATATCGCACAGAAGCGTTCCTCACTGGTAGCCTGTAATAAGGACAGGGGGTCAGCAATGGCCCCCTTTTTATTATGAAGATAAGAATTTTTGGCAATGTTTTAGTTGGCGGTGTCTGGCATGAGCCGGGTGTTGGCAACTATTCCCCAGATTTAGCGGAGCACCTGATTGGTTTGGGTGCTGCGGAGCCTTATGAAACTAAGGTGATTGAAGAAATGATCACCAAAGAGGTGGTAGAGGGAAAAAAGCCTTTTACTGCATCGCAACCGGCCCCAGCCTCACGCAAGAGGACTGCGAAAAACTCCGGCAAAAAACCTGCATTGTAGTCAATGACGCTTATCGGTTAGCACCTTGGGCGAAGGCGCTCTATGCCTGCGATAGAAAATGGTGGAAGCACCACATTGATGATGTAAAGGCGACCTTTACGGGTGAACTGTACACCCAGCACGTGGGATGGAAACCGGGCGAAGCCGAGGCGCTTGGGTTGACTGTTTTGCAGTCGGTTGATGAGCCTGGGCTGAGCAAAGAGCAGGGCATTATCCACCAAGGCAAAAACTCAGGTTATCAGGCAATCAATCTGGCCTACCTGATGGGTGCTACTCAGATATTTTTGCTGGGTTACGACATGGGATGCAGTGGAAAAACGCATTTCTTTGGCGACCACCCGGACGCGGTGGGCAACCAGCGCAATTATTCACAATATATCCGGCATTTCGACACGATCAAAGAGGTTGAGATTATCAATCTGTCGAGAGAAACCGCTTTAAACTTTCCGAGGGCAGACATTGACCAAGTGTGTGGTATTGGGCACCGGCCCAAGTCTCGCAAAGCAGCGTGATCGAATTCTTGATCTTCACGCGAAAGGTGAAATCAAGATATTCGGGGTAAATAACACGTTTGATGATTTCCCGGTAGATGTCTGGATTGCCTGCGATCCTTCATGGCACAAGCATTATGGACAGGTTGTTGGAGACTTCGACAAGTGGCACTGGGATGCTGAAATCTGCCAGAAGTATGGCTATCGCTACATTGAGGGATTATGGCGTGATGGGATTTCACTGGATCCGCAATATATCCATTTTGGGCATAGTTCCGGCTTTCAGGCGCTTAACCTTGCCTATCATTACGGGCACCGTGACATTTATCTTGCTGGTTACGATATGCACTATAACGGCCCCCGCCATTATTTTGACGGGCTGTCTGATCAAGCTGGTGAATATCCTGCACAGCTTAGAAAGTTCTCGAAATTCGACAAACCGAGAGTAGAAAAAGGGCGTTGCAAAGAATACAGCCTGTTCCAGTATTACGAATCTGTAGCAGAGCAAAATCCCTGCAACATTTACAACATGACGGCAGACTCTGCCCTCAAGTGTTTCGAGTTTAAGGATTTATGAGCAATATAAAAATCATTTCAGACGGTACCGCGCGAGGAACGCAAGTTGTTGTGGGCGATGCCATTATGCGTGGAATTACCGAGTTAGAAATTCTACCGGTCATCCCTGGCGGATTGGTGCGGGCTGTGATCCATGTAAATGTGGCCGCGCTGAACGCTTCGCTGCTTGACGCTGAAATAGTCGCAGATGACCAGAATACAGCAGACATTATCCGGGTTTGCCTGTTCGATATGGCTAAAAATGGCGGGCAGAAATGAGCGACATCATTACCGAAGTATTCAAGTACCAGAAAGGCTGGACGGGCGGATTGCCTGAAACGCCATGCGGTAGCGGCTCAACCTTGAGAGAGACCAAACAGCAAAGGCAGTGGATTCCTGAAATCGTCAAGAAGTACGGCATTAAATCCATTGCCGATATTGGCGCTGGCGATCTTAACTGGATCAAGAAAACCGACCTTGGCGATGTTGAATATACGGCCTACGATCTTGTACCACGCGACCCATCGGTAAAGCCTTTCGACTTAATCAAGGACATTCCGCCCAGGGTTGACCTGATCATGTGCCTATGGGTGTTAAACCACTTTCCTTTCGATCACTGCCAGAAGGCAATCGAGAACTTGAAGGCCGGCGGCGCACAGTATTTAATGATGACGGACAGACCCCGATACCACAAAGACCAGCCGCCAGAGATTCACATGGAAGCTATCGAAACGCTGATATTGAAGGGCAGCACCAAGGACAGCATTAAGCTGATACGGCTATGCTAACGGTCTACTCTGTCCTATGGGGGGATAAATACCCGTCAGATTATGTTTACCGCATCAAGGCAATGATAGAAAGGAACTTAACGGTTCCTTTTTTTTTCGCCTGCATTACGGATCAGGATTTAGAAGGCATCCACTGCATTCAGCCGATTTGCGATTATCAAGGCTGGTGGCAAAAGCTGTCACTGTTTGAAATCGCAGACGGGCCAAGCCTTTATTTTGACCTTGATACGGTCATCACTGGGAACATTGATTACCTGGTGGAATATACCGACCACGTTCTCGCGGCTCCGGCGAATTGGGGGCAGTCAGGGCATGGCGGCATTCAATCATCGGTTATGGCGTGGAACGGAACG